ATTATCAAGTGCAGAAACAGATTTATAATCATTAAATTTGCAAGCAGTTTTTCTGTCTAAATAAACATTAAGAATTTCTGTTTTTTCTTTATTTAGTTTAGCAATATAACCTAAATTTTGTATTTTTGTTTCTTTAGTTGGTTCAATTTTGTGAATTTTATTTGGATCTAGTTCTCTATCAACAAATAGCCATCTAAAACCATGATATATTATATTATCATTTATTGCTTTAGTAATACTTGATCTTTTTAATTTAGGATTTTCTTTTAATGCTTCAGCCATACAATCATATGTTTTAATTAATGTTAATGTTTCAGGATTAATTTTTTGCAATCTAGAACCTGTATTTTTATTTACTTCTCCAAAATTTGTTGTTGTAATATTTTTAACTTGTATTGAATTAACTTTTTCAAGTATTTCTTTATTAGATTTTTCAAGATTATCTATTTTATCAAATAATTTTTTATTAAGTTCAATTAGTTCTTTAATAAATATATTATCAGTAGATTTCATTTTATTTATTAATTTTAGATTTTCATTTTCTGCTTTAAGTTTTTCTAATTCTATAGAAATATTTGTATTATCATTATAATTTTTAATATTTTCATTAATAATAGTAATTAATTTTTTATAAGTTAGATCTTTACCAATACGAAATAATTCTCGTTCTTTTTCATGACCTTTAAGATCATTAACAATCTGTGATTTAATTTCAGGATGTGAGTGCAAATATGCTTCAAAATCTTTTGATCTTTGAACTGTAAAACAATCCATTATAACACATTCATCATATTTAATTTTATGTTCACTTACTCTATTTGCAATACCAATTCTACTTTCACCAATTTTTACAATCCAAGTATTATCTTCATTTGATTTAACTTTAATTAAATAAATTAATGATCCAGCATTAGCAAATTTAGTGTATAATAGATTATGACGATCTATTGCTTTATCTTGTATTATTTTAGTGTTTAGATTTTTAATTTCATTCGCAAATTCTTGTGTTTGTTCAACAAGTGTTTCTTGAATAACTTCTTCTAATTTAATAAAATAATCATGTATTTCATTTGCTTTATTAGTTCCAGCCTTTAAACAAAGTTTTTTAAATGTTTGAATATTTAACATAAATATTTCTTTATTATGACCTCCATGTGTATTACAATCTTGCTTCTCTAAACTGCGAAGCAAGTTTTTATAATTTTTATCAACTATAAAAAATCTTTCTAATAATCTTTTTGCATTAAATTTAGATTGAAACCCTAACCATTTCCAAATATCATCTAAATCAATAATAAAATCTTTAGTTTTATCATAATTTAAATAACAATAAAATGATGTTATAAACAATTTTTGTTCATCTTGATTAAAGTTTTGTTTAATTTTTTCAAGAAGTTTATTATTATGCGTTGTATTTAATTTAGAAATTGGATTTTTTTCTATTAGTTCTACAATATTTATATTGTCCATTTGGTATACTTTTATATATAAATTTATTTTTAAATTGTTTTTAATTTGTTTTTGATTTTAAAAAGCAAAAATATATTTATTACTATAATAATGGTATACATAGATCATACATTAATACATCCTTTGTTAAAAAGTATATTATATACTATTGCTTAATCTGAACCTTAAAGAGAATATATGATGTAATTTTGAATGCTTTTACAAAACAAAATAAGTTTTAGTATACTATCGTGTAAATCAAAATAATAAAATTTTTAATAAGAATATTATGTTATTTAATAATTTATATTATTAAATTAATTGTAAAAAGTGTATAAGCATATAAATATAATATTTGAATGTATGAAATAATATGCCTAGTTGGAGTAGGCCAAACCCCCCATACCTGACATAATTCTTAAAACATTATAATTGGTATCATAGATGTATAATTCAGAAGAAGGTCCAACAATTGATAATGGTGGAGGATTTCTTGAAGGATTTGGATATGGTACATCAGTGTATAATTTAAGAACAAGTGTAGTGTTATCAATACGAGAAAGGTTGCACGTGCCACTTGGTTGATGTTGTTCAGGGTGTAATGCGAATGAATAGACATTAACACCAGCATTTGGAGTAGAACTGTGGTAGTTATAGGTTTCAATAAGATTGAAGTAAGCACCTTCTCTTTGGTCAAATCTATCATGACCGTTTAATTGGATAAGACCGTGTTCAACTGGGTTATATTTGTTGTTGATTAAGATACCAGTAACAGTTGGTAAGATAGCCCAGATATCCATATCAGAGAATCCGTTGGTACTGTTCTTGGAACTGTATCTGTTATCAACCCATGAGGATAATGGGCAGGAAACATCTCTTACAGTAACATCATGTTCCCATGGTTTAACTTGGTAAGTAAGAGTTCCGACTTTACCAGTTCCATCAGCATTGACGACAGTGTAGTAAACAACAACTGCGAACTTGGTAATGTAATCACCAAGATTGTAACTTAATGATTGAGGGTTTAATAATACATCTCTTCTGAATTTGAAGTTGACATTGGTGGTATCAACTGATGGGTTAACTTGAGAGTATAATAATTTGGCATAGAAACTTGGTGATTGAGTATCATCAACACCTTGTCCAGCTTGGAAAGTGAATACACTGAACTTGGATTTGTTTCTTGTGTTGGTAGAAACTGGGTTAACAGTGTTCCATTGGTCATATAGAGCAGAACTGATGTTAACTTCTGGTGCAGAATCAGGAGTTGGGCCTGGAGCAGCATCACCAACAGTGACTGAACCAGAGATAACGTTTTGTGCAGCATAATCAAGTGCAGCAGTCCAGTCATCAGTAGCAGAGTAGGTAAGGAATGGAGCATTACCAGAGATGTAATCACCAGAGTGAACAGCCCAGATGAATTCCTTGGTTGGATGATTGAAGCCTAATTTAATTCTTAGTGGGTTGTTATTAACAGCTTCAGCACCAGTGTATTGAAGTTGGTTGATTAAGTATTCGTGACCAACTTGAGCGAATCTGCGTCTTTCTTCAGTATCAATGTAGATGTAATCAACAAGTAAAGATGCATCTTGGAAAACACCAATACCGTTACCTAATCTGTTAAGAGTTAAGTTATTGGAGTAGCAGATTAATTCACTGAATGGATTAAATTCAATCCATAATCTGACTTCGTGGTATTGAAGAGCAATTAATGGAAGAGCAAGACCAGAGTTAGTGTTGCACCAGAAGATTAATGGTACATATAAAACATAGTCATTGGTGAAGTTACCTTGACTATCTGGTGATCTTAAAGCGGTAAGATCTGCAACATTACCAACTAAAGCATTGTATGCTGGTTCAGTGTTAATGTCCTTGGTAAGATCGTGCCAAGTACTCATCCAGTGACCCCAGTGTTTATCAATTTGAGAGCCACCAATTTCAAATTGGATGTTATCAATGATAAAGTTACCAACTTCACGAACCCATGCAAATAAGTATTGGTTTCTTAATAATTCATCTTGAGGATAGTTATTCATTGTGACTTGTCCTAGTTCAATTCTAAGATACATTCTTGTAACAAGATCACCATTTCTGGTAATAGTAACAGTTACTCTCTTACCAAAATCAGCAGTTCCGTTAAGAGAAAGTTCTACTGTTTCAATAGCAAAATTGGTATATCTTCTATATACAACTTTAAAAAAGGTAATTTGAGGATTTCCGGTAAGATAAACATCTTGTGCACCGTAAGCGACTAATTGCATTAAACCACCACCCATTGTGTTATTATATAATATAAACTTAGAAAAAAAATTTAATTTTTTCGCAAAAATAATTTTATATATTTTAAGTAAATAATTAATAATTCTATATAAAATTTTTTTTAATTTAAAAGATCTTTGTATTAAATCTATATATATATGAATAATTCTCAGTTCAAATTTAAACCAGATAAAATTAAATATTTGTCAAACATTGACACTTTAGATAGTAGTCATAAAAAAAAAATTGACACTATAAACAAAAAACGAGAAGATTTTCCTAAAAAAACAAAAAAACTATCAAAGTTAAAAATAGATCTTGAAGAATTGGATAAAACACCAGATACAAATAATTATATTAATATTAGATCAAAATTGATTGATGATATTAATAAATTAGAAGATGAAATAAATGAAATTGAAAATTATGATGACGAACTAGAATATTTTTGTAAAATACATCAAATTTTATTTAATTATTATGATATCATTGATGGACAAAATCCTTTAGAATTTAATGATAATAGTGTGAATATAGTAGATAGTATAAATGTAGTAGATAGTATAAATATGGTAGATAATATAAATGGAGTAGATAGAGTAGAAAATATAGAAAATCAGATATTTCAAAGTGATAATAAAAATACTGTATTTGATAGTGAATATATTGATTCAGAAAAGTCAGAGAAATCAGAGAAAAAAGAAAATTCAGAGAAAAAAGAAAATTCAGAGAAAAAAGAAAATTCAGAGAAAAAAGAAAATCCAGAGAAAAAAGAAAATCCAGATACATGGAATTTTGATGGAATTTCTATTTTTAACAGTAAAACTAATAAACTTGATTTATTAAATCAGCTTTCAAAATTGAAAAGGAAAGAAAAAAAAACAACAAGAAAAAGAATAAAAAATGTAGAATCTTTAATAAAAGACAATAATAATAATATATTTGATTATATAGATGGAAATAAATCAAATGTAAATAATAATTTACAAACAAATGTAGTATATGATAGAGCAACATTATACGAAGATTATAAAATAATGTTAGAAGGATATACTAATAAAAAAAAATCAAACAGACCATGTATAAATTGTAATGTTGATAAAGTATTAATATATTCAGAAGGTATATATGCGTGTATGAAATGTGGTGAAGTAGAAAATTGTATTGTAGAAAGCGAAATAACAAATTACAAAGATCCGATGGTTGAAAAACCGACATTTCCATACAAGAGGAAAAATCATTTTTGCGAGTGGATAGCGCTTTACTGCTCGTTAAAGTTAATTTTAAACAGATTAGCTAATATAATATAAATAATTTTTATATTATGTGATACATCCAAATTGCGGGAACAGTTTTAGTTCTAATTACCACTTTAATAAAGTAATTTATTAAAGGAACACGGTTAATAGTCGTACCCAATGGTAATAATATTAGAATTAATAAAATTTATCCGCAGCCAAGATTCTAAATGTACATTTAGAATAAGGTTCAGAGACTAGATGGATGTAGACTAGTAAAATTTTGTGATAATAAATAATAAATAATAAATAATAAATAATAAAAAATTTTATAGGTTTAAGGTATAGTCCACAAATGGGTTAAGTCAATTCCAGGCTAAAGAATCAACAGAGATACCAAATGAAATAATAGATTCAATAAAATCAGAGTTAAGAAAAAATAGAATAAAATCACTTGATTATACACAAATAGCAACAGTTAAAACAATTTTAAAAAAATTAAAATTGAATGAATATTACGAACATATAGCATATATAATATCTAAAATCACTGGTCAACCAGCACCAGCAATAAACAGAGATACAGAAGAGAAATTGAAAAAGATGTTTGATAAAATACAAGAACCTTTTGAGCGTCATTGTCCGAAAGATAGAATAAATTTTTTAAGTTATTCATATGTATTGCATAAATTTTTTCAATTATTAGATTTAGACGAATATGTGAAATGTTTTCCATTATTAAAATCAAGAACAAAATTGAGAATTCAAGATGATATATGGAAGAAAATATGTGATGATTGTCAATGGCAATTTTATCCAAGTATATAAATGTTTTTTTAGAATTTTAATATACAGTTTATTTATATTAAATGTCAAATAAAGTTATTGAATATTTTCAACAAGAACAAATTCCACATATTGATGGAAATTATATTTTATTCATTAAAACTATTAAATTATTACTTAATATTATCATTACTTACTTCTCATTAACATATATTGTTACTAATTGGCCCAACCTTAATATTAATCAATTTATACTTATTGTATGCACTATTAGTACTGTTTTACTTTATATACTTGATCTTAATTTTCCAATTTGTTATTTATAAATTATAACACAATTTAAAATAATTTAAATACAATTTAATTACTACTTATTATAAATATGACAAGTCTAAAACCAGAAGAAGATTACCTTGACGAAGATAAACCACTAAAACATTTAGTGCAAAAACAAAATTTTTGTGTTATTTCTATGTTAACACCAAATTGTTTTCCAGAAGATAAAAGAGAACAATACAGAGATCAAAAAATTCTAGGTCTTAAAGTCAGAGGAGTTTTTGAATCTTATGAAGATGCTAAAAATCATTCTGAAAAATTACAAAAATTAGATAAATTTCATAATATTTTTGTTGGTGAAATTGGAAAATGGCTACCATTTGATGTTGATATTTCTAATATGCAAACTGAAGAAGATCCAGTATATAGAGAGAATGCATTAAATCAATATATGAAGGCATATAAAGATTGTTTGAAAGAAGAAGAAGTTACAGAAAAAGAAAGAAAGGAAGAACAATTAAAGGGTGCAAATGTAGTAACAGGAAAGACAAATGCTCCAGCTAGTACGGGTATTGGTTGTCCAGAAATTACTCCACCAGGTGTTATTCCTCAAAGTTACAATGAAACTTCTTTAGAGACTGAAGACATGTTAAAAACTTACACTGACAAGGTTCAAGAATATGCGAATGATTCATCAGTTGATCAATTAGAGAGTGCAATTAATGACAAATTAAAGTTAGAAAGTGAATTAACTCAGAGTAAGAACAATATGAAAGAGTTAGAAAACAAACTAGATACGATAAGTCAAATATATTCAGAATTAAAGAAATAAATTTAATATATTATATTATAGAATTAATATAGTATAAATGAATTTAGCAAAAGGTTTATTTATAATAATTTTAATGATAGGTATAATATCATTAATAGTATATTTTTCAACAGAGTCAATAACATCACAATCAACGAAGATAGTGTATAAATATTTACCAAGAACCCTAGAAGAAGAAGAGAATGATCCAGTATATGTATCTGATATATTTAAGACAATGTTTACTCAACCATCAGTATGGGTAACATCATCATATGAAGATACAATAAGAAGAACAGAAGTTCCAAATAAAAATTTTATAAGTCAAGTATAATTATACAAATTTTATTATAATAAATTTTATTATAATAATTATAAATTATCATCTAATTCACATTCAATACATTTATAGAAATTATGTTTTTTACAAATTACACCCATTTACAAAAAAATGGGACAGTAAATTATTTTTTTAGTCTTTGTACAAACTTTTTATGTTTATTAGTATTATAATGAGTTTCTATTGTCTCTTTTGAAAATGCACCTACATCACAATATGAACAATAAAATTTAAATTCTTTTTCTCTTTCTTCTTTTGTCGCGTGTTCATTTAATCTATGTTTTTTCATTAAAAATGTATTGGTTGTTATATATTCACAATCTTTACATTTTCCATTTTCTTTATAATTATCTTTTTTCTTTCTTTCACCTGTTTTATGTATTCTTGTTTCACAATGTTTTTTCCATTCACATTCAAATCTACATTTATAATCACATTTTTCACATATATATTTGTATTTTATTTCTTGTATTTTTTCATTATTTTCTTCCATTTATCTTTTATATAATATATTGATAAATTTTAAATTTATTTTTTATATAAAATTTAATTTTAATATAGATTAATTTTTTAACTAAAAAATAATATAATAAATTTATTTTTTAACTAAATTTAAGTTATTTAAAAATTTATTTCTTATTATATATTATTATGAATATTATTAAGAAACCACCTGATAAGTATATTTGTATTAAGTGTCCTTTAGAATTTATCATTAAAGATGATAAAGAAGAAGATATTTATAATAAAGAATATATTCTTACAATTCTCAATGATACATGTTTTAGAACTAATCAAATTATTATTCATACTTATCAATTTATTCGATTATGGATTTTACATAAATATCATAACAAAACTGAAATTCCTATTATTGATAAAAATATGATTAAAATTATATTAAGCGTTTTATCTACAAGTTCTAAAGGAGGTAATCGTCCACAGGGTGAAAATTTAAAATTATTAGAAGATTTTGAAAAGTTTTATCAAGATAATTATAAAAATTTAAATTATGATAATAAAGTTAATGGTGAATACCTTACACAAATTTTAGATGGATTAGCAACTGACATGTTAACAAATATAGAAAATAATATTAAACTACATTTTTTTAAATATGTTAATAGATTTGTTAATTCATCTTTCAAAAAAATAAATAATGAACTAATTGAAAAAGCAAAAGAAGGAACTAAAACAGAATTAAGAAAACAATTAAGTAAAGATATATTTGAAATTAAACAAGATTTAACAAATAACACATTAAAATCAAATGAAAAATATCATAAATGGATTAATACACATAGAAATAATATATTTTATAAAGATGTTGTTAATTCTTATGAGTTTGATATCCAAAACAATCCACAAAGATATTTAAAATCAATGATTTATATGTGTGAACAAATTGAAAAATTAGAAACAAAATTATTTCAGTTTTTTCCTTTAAGAACTGATATAACACAAAAATACATTCCAATTGACACCAAAATTCTTGTTGATTTATTTTTAAGAGAAGATAAAAAAAAATATTATGATGATATTGAAACATATAAAAAACCAGTATGGAAAATGTTTTTTGATATTGAAAAATCAATATTTAAACAATCTAATTATACATTTGATTATAAAATATATACTGATGGTTATACAGTTTCAATTCAAATGTTATTAAATGATAAGGTAGAAAGTGAAAAACAAAAGAAACAAAATGTAAAAAATAAGAGAAATGAAAACAAGCAAAAAACAAAGGGTATGACAAAAGAACAAAAGGAAGAGTTTAAAAAGAATTGCCAAGAAGAAAAGAAAAAACAAGATAAAGACTTTAAATTAAAGTTAAAAGAAAAGAAAGATAAAGATAAAGAAGAATTTAAAAAATTATCAAAAGAAGAACAAAATAAAATATTAGAAAAACGAAAACAAGAAATTAAAGAATCTAAAATATTAAATGGAACAGACTTTTTATATTTAGAAGATTTAAATGATAAACAATTAGATGAGGTTAAAAAGAATGAATGGTTAGTTGTAGACCCAGGCTTTAATATATTTAATATTAAATATATTAACAATAATTTAATTTACAAACTCCCATTTAAAACCAAAAGCAGATTTTCTTTTTCCTTCACAAGCCCATCTTATATTTGCTCCATAATTTTTATTTAACTCTCTAAATGCATCACATACAGAATCAAATGTTTTTATTATTTTATTTGAATTAATGTCTAATTGATTAACTTTTTTACCTTGTGAATGAGTAATATTTTGTTTATGATTTACCCATTCTAAATTTTTAATATCATTATTTAATTTATTTTGGTCTTTATGATTTACAATATTATAATTATTTGGATTTTTTAAAAAAGTTTGACCAACTATTTTATGAACACAAAACTTTTGTGTTTTTCCATCATCATTCACTAATTGTATCGTGTCATAGCCACTTTTAATATGTGGTTTTAAAATAATATTATTTTTATTTATAATAACTCCTTTTTTATTGATTTTATAATTTGAAAATTTATTGTTATCTCTTGTATTAATTTCTACAAATTCATCTAAATTCACAATAATTTTCGGATTTTTCCAAATAAAACCATAAGCTGTTTTTAATTTCCCTGTATAACAACTTGATATACTTGAATTATTATAACCTAATTTACTTTTTATTTCATCGAATGAATCCCATTCTTTTATAAACTCACCATTTAATGAGTATTGATGAATTTTAGTTTTTTCACACTTTTTCTTTTCACAATTTTTTGAATTATCTGATAATGAAACTTCTCTCAAATTATTTATATTATTGTTTATTTTATTTCTATCAATATGATCTATTACTTTATCATTATCCTCAATGTTTTTAAATGTATCATAAACAATTCTATGTAATAACATTCCTTTTCTTCCTAAATTATTGATTAATTTTACGTTAAAATAACCATTTAAGTCTAATGTAGGTTTTAGCATTTTATTACTTTTAATTGAAAAAATATCTCCACAATTGGAAATTTTATATTCTGGATAATTTTTAACAATTTTCCATTCTTTTGTATTATCTAATTCATCATGATTTTCAATTTTTACCATATCTTTTCTATTTATTTTTTCTAAATTTTCATAATGAAATTTATTTTCGGCATTATCATTTTTTAATCTAATTATATCGCTTGATGTTAATTTTTCATTATAAAATTTTTCATACATTAATCTTAAAAAATTAAAAGAATATACTTTTTTGTCAACATGTATTTTTAATAGATATTGATATTTATTAAATTGTACAGATATTTTTTTATTTAATTTTATATTAATGATATCACCATTTTCAAATAATTTATAATTATCTAAATTATCTATTTTAACAAATCTTAAATTTTTATAATCCATTTATATACTATATATTTATTAAATTTTTAAATACTTTATTTTTTTTATATAATAAATAAATATTGAATTATAATTTTTATATAGTATTTAAAAAAATATTAATTATAATATATTAATGGAAAATAAATATTATTGTGAAAAATGCAATATTAATTGTAATACAAAAGCAAGATGGGAAGCTCATATAAATACAGAATTACATAAAACAGGTCAAAGAAAAAAAAGAAGTGATTATAAAGAACCATTTAAATGTAATAATTGTGAATATAAAACAAAAAATATAGTTATGATGAAAATTCATAAATTAAATAAACATTCAAATTCAATCGAAAGAGAAAAAGAGTTTAAATATTATTGTAAATGTTGTGACTATGGTTCATTTTCAGAAGATTCGTATAATAAACATACCGATACAATAAAACATAAATATTATTTATCTTTAAAATAATTATATTTAAAGACATTACTCTATATGAAAGACAAAAATGGAAATAAGTATAGATATACCAATAGAAAACATGCTAAATTAACTAAAAGATTAAAATATCAAAGACTTATTCAAAATTATAAAAATAAAAATGATATATCTAAAGTTGAAAATGAACTAACCAAATATAATTCAAGAACCTGTAATTTTGAAAAATTCAAAGAATTTATTAAAAACAAAAATAAAATAAATTCAATGTTGTTTGAAAAATATAATAAAGAAATATTTAGAAAATATAAATGGTATGGATTTTTAAATAGAAAACATACCGAAACAAAAATGATAAGAGAAATCAAAAAAACATTTGGTAAAGATTCAATAATATTTTTTGGTGATTTTAGCTTTAAGACAAATTGTCACAAAGGAAATATATCAACACCAAATAATAGATTAAAAAGATTAATTGGAAAACAAATGAAATTATATAATTTGGATGAATATAGAACATCAAAATTAAATTATAAAACTGAAGAAGTTTGTGAGAATCTGTATTTGCCCGATTTGAAAGGTAAATCACGGAAATTACATTCTGTTTTAACATATAAAATGGAAAACGGACAAATGGGATGTATAAATCGTGATGATAATGCAGTAAACAATATGATAAAAATAGTAAATCATTTTCTAGTTAAAAAAGAAAGACTATTAAAATATAGACGAGATTATGATTTAGAAAAACAAAAGGTTGTAACCCCTATCAAAAATGACACTACAAATCGGGGGGTCAAGTATCAACCAAGCCCGTGATGGGTGCTATTATACCTTTAATTTACAAATTAATAGTGTCCCACTTTTTTGTAAATGGGTGTAATTGACATGACTTAATTAAATTATAAATTTTTTTTAGAATATAATATATCAAATATCCTAATAATATGTATATTGTCATCTAATATATAAGAAATATAAAAATTTATATTTTATATATTATTTCTTATCAAAACCAACTTTATTAACTTTTATTGATGCATTTGTTGTTTTTTTTTGACAAATATCCATTATATCTAAATTCTTCTTTTTCTTCCTCCATTGTGGATCAAAATTATTTTTATGATATTCTACAAATTGATTACAACCTATCATACCAACTGCATCGTTTGATGCTCTATACCAAAATATTTTATCTAAAAAACTAGATCTAGCACCTCTATTTACAATAACCATTGCGCCAAATTCATTTGTTAATTCTTTAAACACTTGACGAAATGAATCAAATGTTGGAAACATACCTGCATAATGATCATATAAACGCTTTAAATTAGAATAAAAATCTTCCGATAATAAAAATATATAATCAAAATTACATCGCAATTCTGGTGTTATACCTAATGGAAATTGCATTGTTAACATATACATTAAACGATAATGTCTTCCATTGAATAATAATTCCATAATTGGTTGATCTTTCATCCATGCACCTTTCTTACTTAAACAATCATCCATTAAAATAAATCCTCTTGGATCAACATTTTTACCCTCTGATTCTTTTTCTTTTTGTTTTTCAATCATAATATCCTGTCTATACAATAATCTTTCAATTATTTCACTTCTGTATTCATAATGTATATAACTATCTGGAAAAAAATCTGAATAAAAAGGTGGATTCGCCATTTTTTCTGTAGGTGCTATAATTATACCAACTGGTATATCTTTGAAATGTTTTAATATTGATCTACATACCCATGATTTACCACTTGCTCTTTTTGCAATCATTACAATTGCTGGATTTTCGCACATTGATTCTAAATGAAATTCTTTTATAGGTAAACTCATATTATCACCTAATTTAACATCTTTCACTTTTGTCATATCTACTTAATATAATATAATATTATATTAACTAAAAATTTAAAATTTTAAACCATATTTTCCTATGTTTTTTTGTGATATAAATATATTTGTATTTTCTAAATTATCTATATCTGTTTTATTTATATTTAATTTACCTCCTTCTACATTGTTTACTATCTTATATCTTGTATCACCGTTATTTAATCTGAATTTAGGTATTACTATATCATTTGTATCTTCATTTTCATAATCAAATAATATATATAATATTAATATTATTACTAATGTTATTAATACACTATTGAATAAATCAACATTGGTAATACTTCCATTTACTACTTTATTATAATTAATTATTATGTATATTACTGTAAATATACATATTCCTACTAAAATTATATTATTCATAATTATATTCTTTATATCTGAATTATTCATTTATATATTTATTACTTATTTTTTTTTATCAAAATATTTTTATTTTATCATGTTGTCAAAAAATGTCTCTATTTTCTCAAATTTTTCAGATACATTGTTGTTCTTGTTTAATACTATTTCTACATTCCTTTTCTTCTTGTTAAAAAAATTATCATTATTTAATTCTATATCATTTACCAATCTTTCTGTTGGCTTGTTTCGTATTATTGGCGGGCTGTTTAATATATTTTCATCTACTATATCTGATGTTACTGATGTTTCATCATCTTCTGATGTTTCAGAATTATTCGTGTTTTTAGATGCTTCTTCTATCACTTTGTTTATCTCTTTACTCTTTACCTGAGATCTCGTTAATACTATACTTGTATCACCTATTTCTGACTCATTCATAGTATTCGTATTATTCGTATTATTCGTATTATTCGTATTATTCGTATTATTCGTATTATTCATAGTATTCATAGTATTTATATTATTCATATTATTATTATTTATTTCATTTTCTAAAAAATGTTGTAATTCTATTTTTTTATAATTATCTGCATAACGTGTATGATCTATTTTATTTATATCAGAATTATCAGAATCATTTAATATTTTTGTGATTACTGGTTTTTGACCATATTTATTATATTTTATCATATTCTGAACCATTTCTTTTATATTTTGAATTTCTTCTGTATTTTTATCATTTGTTTTATTGAATTCTATTGATAGATATTCTTCAAGTATGCTATTATATGGTAAACTCTTTTTTATTGAAGTTTCTATACATTTTTTTATTATTTCAAATATATCCTTCTTATTTGAACGATTATTTAAAAATAATTCAGGATGATCACGAAAATGATTACATGATGTAATATAACATTTATGTATAAAATCTTTAATTGAAATATCTTCATATAACTTGTTATCACTGTATTTTGATGTAGTTGTTTTTGGATCCCATGTTAACATCAATACATAACTTTTAATTGATGCTCTTACTAAATTATCAAACCATTCAGAAAATCCAGAACTTGTCTTTATTTTATTATATTCTTCTTCTATTTCATGATTATTTATACTACTAATACCTTCTAGTGTTTTTTTAAATATATGAATTATTCCAGGATTTTCAATTCTACTTCCTCGTTTTTTTTTACTTTCAATTTGTTCATAAACATTTTCAGAATATTTTAATATTCCTTTTATACCATTATAAATATGTGGAACTAATATATCACATAAAAAATTATTAAATTCATTTTTTGTTTCAACTAAATATCTAAAATCCATTTATATTTATGAAATATTTATATATTTTTAAATTATTATTTAAACCCTTCAAAATTTCAAAATAATATATAATTTTACTATAATAGTCTATTACAGTAATAATTTATTCTATAAAAAAATTTATTATTTATTCAGTATTACCACCTCTTGTTCCGTAAAAATCTGCTTGTTCTGGTGTCATACATACACAACCATATCCATCTTGATAATTCATTCCTGAATATTGATTTGCAACATATTTTTGTGCAAATTCACAATTAGTTGAATCATTTTCTCCTAATTTAAATGGTGGTGAGTATTGTGCTGGGCAACAATTTGCACTTATTTTATTATTAGTAATATCATATTGTGCAACTGAACCTGTTGGATCTAACATATAAGTTCTTTCAAAATTATTTTGTAATTGTTGATTATCAACAATATTGGTAAATACATCTACACGAGGATCTTTACCATTAGCAGACCAGTTATAACCTCTATTATCAAAAATATCTGCAACACCATTTTGATTTACACCTGATGCACTGGATGGTCCTGATACATCTTCATTTTTATATATTTTAGGGGTTGGTTTAGATCCATATTCAAGATAATTTGCAACATTATTGTAATTAGTGTATGGATAATTTTGAGAATCTACTCTAAAACCTTCTTGTTTATTATTACCAAATACATAAATAAATACTATAAGAATAATGACAACAACTATTAATTCTTTTAATTTATACATTTATATATTATAAATATAAATTAATACTATACAAAAATAAAAAATATTAATTATATATTTTATTCATATTGGAATTTTAATTATATTATATTTTTTAGAATTATCATCTTTTATATTAATATAATACACATTCTCATTCTCATTTAGTACTATTATTATTTTATTATTTATATCTAAACTATAATTTTCTATTTTTCTATTATTTATATTTATTACTATCAACAATATTATTAATATTATTATAAATAACTTCTTATTCATATAATTCTAGTTTATAAATAATTTATTAGATAAATTATGATATTATTGGTACATAAATATCTGGTATTACCCAATAATCTGTTTTAGATAATTGTATTCTTGGATAATAATCTATATAAATATCATATTTTGATAATACTTTATTTATGTTATTTATATATTCAAAATTTTGAGATATATTCTCATAAAAATATTTATCAGGTATTTTTACATATTTATCTATTTTTAATTTATCTATATCTAAATCACTGTATCTATTTAATGAATCGCTATAGCATGCATTATATATGTATTCTAGTTCATTCATTAATATATCATAATCTAATCTAATTTTATCGCGATTAAAATTATATTTATGTATTATATAATATCCTTCTGGTGCTATTATAATAGATCCTAATAATTTTCCATCATTGTGATGTTCTACGAAATGTATTATATCACTTATTGATGGAAATTCATATATTATTCCTTGATCTATTCTTGATCCTAAATATGGTGTTTTTGGGTGTGTATGATATATATAATCTACTGTTAATGATTCTAAACTATTTTTTGGTAAATATATAGTTGGATCATTTTTATCTGTTCGTGAATTATTTAATACTATAACTTTATCTATTTTATTATTCTTGAAATAAATAAATCCTGAATGTTCTGAATATCTGTTTTTCTTTGAATTATATATTGTTTTATTATTATCTATGTATTTATTATTACTTCCTTCTTCATATAAACCATTCATTATATATAAACTATTTGTATTTACTAAACAATAATTTAATGAAGAAAATGATAAATTTATTAGTGCTATTTTTTTATACAAATTAAAATTTATTATATTATGATCTTTTAATATATGTATATCTAGATCAGTTATTATTAATTTATTTGATTTTTTATGTTCATCATGACTTTTAAAATGATATGTGTTTTCAAATATTTTATTACATTTATTACATTTTTGTTTTTTATTATGTATACTTGAATTTTTTATTATTTCATCTATTTTTAACATTATTAAATTAGAATTTGTTTGAATATAATTGATCTTCATTTATATTCATTTTAGAAAAATTTAAAAATATATTATATCTATTATCATATAATATTTTATATATTTTTT